GGACCATTAGATTATAATAATACATTATATTCTGAAACTAGTTGGCAAAAACATAATCTAGATTTATATAGAAATAGTATAAACAAAAATACAGAATTTGACACTAATTTAACGTAAATATGAAAATACTAGGAAAAGAAATAAAGTTAACTAATACAGTCATAATAGGTGTATTGATTGGTATTATACTATTATTAGTTAAATGTAATGGTGATAAAATCAGTAAATTGAAACAACAAAATCTAAAACAACAAAATAATATTGAAGTTTTGAATGATTCTGTAAAGTCTTATTATACTAAAAACGGTAATTTAATTCACGAAAGGGGCGTTTTAATTTCAAATAAAAAAGAATTGAAAGAATTGAATAATGAACTATATGAAGAAGTTAAAGAATTGGAAAAAACTATACCAAATTCAAATCAACAATTAGTTGTGAAATACATAACTAAAATACAAAGTGATACGGTATATGTAAATTCTAACATTTTAATGTTGAATGATAGTACGTATGTTGTTAATTTTAAAAAAGATACCGTGTTTAGTAAAAATAATTCAAGACACTTAGAAGGATCATTAACAATTGATTTGTTTAACGATACTACTAAATTTAAAAAATTAAACGTTAGTAAAGTTAAAATCACAAAAGACATAATCAACATGGATGCTTCTTTGGTTTTAGGAATGATGGATAAAAAACTTAAAGTTTGGTTAAAAACAGATTATCCTGGTTTTGAAGCTAGTCAAATAGATGCAGTTGTTTTAGATCCAAATATACACCCAGAATTGAGAAAACTCAATAAGAAAAAGTTTAGTGTTGGTCCACATGTTGGAATTGGTATAGGAGAAAATTTATCTATTTCACCTACTATTGGAATAGGAATTCAATATAGTCTTATCAAATTTTAGACAATAGTAAATATAGTAAGTAAAAAATTGAAAAACTAGATATGAATGTTTTCTTATCACTCGATTCTTCGGACTTCTTAATTGAATACATATATCATGATTCTACTAGTCCAGAAATCATAAATACAACCACCGCACCCTTTTTTCTTATGCAAAATGGGCATAATAACCGTTCATTATTGATGAACGTCGATGGATTAGATAACATAACAAATAACACTAGAAATAGATCAGTTGCACAAATAGACGAAACATCTAAACAATATGCACTATTAACACCTAATAAATTAGGACAAGTTTATAATGATTATGATGATAAATTAACTAATACTAGTAATTTACCATTAGTTTTTGATAACCCAGAAGGTGTTATATACGATACTATAAGATTACATTTCATACAAGGTTTTAGTTTTAATGATTATTTTTCTGGTATAAATTTAGATGTTAATATAAAAGACAAAACGGGTAAAAACATTAGTTTATTAAGTGCTATTTATAGAGTCGAAGATAGTTTCGAAATAATGAATCCTAATCCATTTTTATATAGTGGACGTCAATATTCATCATATATAGAATATAAAATACCTTCTTTGAAATTCTTGGTAAATAGTTATAATATTGATTATGTACAAGGTGGTAACGATGACATATTATCATATAAAATAACTAATGGTAATGGGTTTTATAAGAACACATTAATAGAAATATCAGCAGGTAGATTTAATGATGTTACTAAACTAGACAATCAATTATTTACTAGTAGGATAACCGCAGAATCTACTTCAATATCGGCACAAGATGATTTTTCCGATGTAGGGGTTTATATAAATGAAAGTACTGATGGTGATTTTATTGAATTCTATGGTACGTACAATGGTGAAATCTTTGGTGATTATATGCAAAGATTAAACAATAATGGTACTGGTAACTATATAGCTATTCACAAATTAACTATTACTGAACAATTACCCAACACAACAGGTCAATATCAAGTAGTTGGTAGATATAACCCATTAACAAATATACCAGATTTAAGTGATAATGTTTTTTTATCAAATTTTACGGATGGTGATTATTGGGTTGCCACAGAAACCGGATTTAATGCTGATATTGCTCAAAATGTTAACAAAGGTAATTTTGTTGTATATAATCCAAGTTTACCGGGTGCAATAAAAGTTGATGTCATAGATTCGTTTGATATCGAAAACTATGGTGATATTGCTCAATTTATACGAACAGGTGACCAAGAATTTATTCAAGATAGTGATTTTGGGGAAGAAAATACATTTAGACCAGTTTTAAAATTTGGGGGTAGTGCGCTTTCTTATCGAATAAGTTATACATTACAAATATTTAATACTAATACTAATTCTACTATTCAAAAAACTGGAAATTATGTTAGTTTTCAACCTCAAAAATATGGAAAAGAATTATTAAAATTAAACACAAGGGATAATATTCAAATTTTCGAAGTGTATAATAAAAAGGTAATAAATAACATAACCAATACAAATAACACATCTAGTAATAATGCAATAGAAAATTCTAGTTTATATAGTAAAAATATAACATCATTTAAACAAATAAGTGATATATATTCGGGTACTACCGAAGTTAGTATAGACAGAAACGGTAATATTGTACCTAAAGTAAATCCAAATTCTGTTGTAAATATCAAAGGTCAAGGTACGGCAACTATTTATATATCACCTTTTGATACCTTTATACAATTTGGAATTTATGAGCAAAAAGACAATGATTCTTTTAGGAGTATAGATTTAAATAAAATAGGTGAAATATTTTTAAATTTCACTAACAAAGATGGTGAAATTATAAAAATAGAAAGTTCAAAAAACCAAAACGTTGATGAATCTAAAGGACAGATTTTATTCAGAATCAAATCTAATATATACAACCAAATAATAAATTCAGGGAACGATGTATTTTTCATAACTAGTAAAGTTGGGGATAATAGTCCAGAAACACCCTTATATACTGGGAAATATAGAGATTATGCAAAAATAACAGAAGACGAAACTGAAATATTGATTGGACAACAAAGACAGATAATTAACGATTTAACAGATGATATTACTAGATTAGATAGACAAAATAATTTATTGAGAAGAAATATAGAAAGAATTAGAAATCTTGGACCAACGGCATCTAGGAATATTGGTTTGACGGGTTCTAGAAACCTCGGGTTAACTGCTAATGATAAATCAATAAATAGAAATTCAATAAATGTAAAAACTAGTACATTTAATCCTTTTGGTCCAACTAGTGGGACTAACAACTAGATAATTATTTTGTTAGGTGGTTCTATTCCACCTCGTTTGGTTTTACATGATTAAATATCATAAGTTGAATTCTTTTAAAGAAAGGTATACCTTTCTTAATTATACATAACAAAAAGTATTATGCCAAATTTATTATCACGGAAGGACCTCTTTTACGTTGAATTTACTAAGTTGTTTATACCAGAACAAATAGAAAATTTTTATCGACCCTATGTGAAGTCGATGCCACACCAACTTGATAGTCCAAGGGTCTTAGTAGAGAGTTCTATGCAAGGGGTGACAGTTCCATCATATGAATATGATGGTGTCAACCAAGGACACGTGGACACCCTTAATAAGAATGAAATAACAACTAATTGGAGAAGTACTATTAATGCACAAGAAAACACTGTTAAATCATTGTCATTAACATTTAAACTATTAAATGGATACATAAATTATTGGATTTTATTAGATACATTCTTTTTTCATTACGATTTTAAGAACCCAAATCCCTTTATTGGTGATATAAGTTTGAGAATGTTGGACAACGATGGTAATGTTATGTTTACTAGAGTATATAAAGATTGTATTTTTACTAGTATTAGTGATTTCGAATTGAGTTATTCAGAAAATATTCAAACTTTTGAAACCTTTACTATTGGATTACAATATAGTAAAACAGAAACGGTTTTTGCAAATACAGGAAACCCAAATGTGTTTAAATATAATCCTTCTAACTTTAGTGGTAAATTAGATTAATTAAATACAAAAAACACACATCTAAAATGAACAAATTCAAAGATATACACAACAACAGTCTTAATGAAAATCAAGAATATCTTAATGAAAATAAAGTTTCTAAAGAACAATATATAGAAGCACTTATAGATTTAAAAAAAACTATAACAGATAAGAAAGATGAAAGACACAAGACTATGGTAACTAGTGGTGGTACTATTGCAAAAATGTACTATAGTAATGCATTAAAATTAGGTAACGAATCTGGTTTTTTCAATAAAAAAGATAGACAAAAAATAAATAGTGCCAACAAACTATTTTCAGATTTAAACAAACCAAATATCGAAATAATTTCTACCAACCTCGATGTTATAATTTCTATTATGAACGAAAGTATTGAAATTACAAATTTAGATTCTATCAATGGTATGGGAGAGATTTCTTTACCCGATTTAGATGGTGATTTGGGAAGTGGTGATGTGTTAGGTGGTACAGCCGTTTCTGTTAACACACAAGAACCGATAAAAACAATTGCAATGAAAAAATTTGAAAAAATCAAAGAAAATAGGATTTTACAAGAAGGTGAAATCTATATTGCAATATCAGATTTGGGGGATACTGCTAGTTTAGTTTCTGTGCTATCTAAAGAACTTTCTAAGAGGTCTAAATCAAAACAATCTGAATTATACAAAGAACTGATAAACATAGAAGTTAGTTATAATGGTTTAGTTAATCCAGACACGTTGAATAAATTAACAAATATATTAGATACTGATACTAAGTCACTAAAGACAAAAATTGATAAAATTTTAGATTCTAATATGGATCTATTAGAATCATTACAAGTAGAATTTATGCGTACTATATTAACTAATCCAAAATCTATAAACGAAGGTGTAATAGGTAGGGTTATAGGGGGCGCAGCTGGATTCGCATTAGGCCCAAAAGTCGGTAAATTAATAGCAAAGGTACTAGGGATTGAAAAAGGCCCTTTGTATAATTTATTAACATCTAGAGTTGTTAGTGCCGCTTTGGTACAAGAACTAACTAAAAATCTATTATAATAATTAAGATTTTCCTTTAAACCCAATATGAAAAAATCCATACAACTAAAATCAAAAGAAATAAAAGATTTAAAAATTAAATGGGTAAAAGAACTAGATTTTATTTGTCCATTATTAAATGAAAAGTTTGATGTGGATTCCTTTGTTTTAGATCACTACCACCAGCTTAAAAAATTAGAACCTGATTTGGTGTCCGGTAAGGGTTATTGTAGAAACGTTTTGCACAATTCAGCTAATCAATTTGAAGGTAAAGTCATGTCTATATATAAAAGATTTGGTTTAGAACAATATATAGATTTACCAACACTATTAAGACGTTTGGCAAATTATTTAGAATGTAATAGGTTTCATACAGATGAAATTGTATATATACACCCGTCCGAAGCCCCTTTGAAACCAATATTAACAAAAAGATGTTATAATAAATTAGTTAAAGTAGTAGATGGAAAACAAAAAATTCCAGAATATAAAGAAAAAAGAGGAAATTTTACAAAATCACTAGAAAAATTATATATTAAATATGGTATAGATCCAGAATTTAAAAAACAATGAAAAAATACTTATTCATATTAGCACTTTTGTTTTCTTCTTTCACACCTATTGTAAAAGAAGAAATTACTGAGTTTGTTGTATATCAAGATTGGACAATAGTATACAATAATAGTTGTGAACAAAAACAAGTTGAATGTATAGATTTTTATTATGCTATAACAAGAACTGTAAATAAAGTTTACAACCCCCAAGATGGATATTATTATTACTATTACTACTTAATAGTGCAATCAAATTCGACTTATTCTGATGGAACGTGGGCATACACTAAATTAAATAACGTATCTTTTTTTATAAATAATCAAAAGGTTTATTTTGAACCATACGTACTTTTTAGGGAACAAGAAAATATATGTATTTTTTGGCACCCTACAGATAAAAACGCCATTTTAGATTTTAAGTGGCAAAATATAAGTGTATATTAATGTCAGAAGATATAAAAGATGAAGAAATACAAATAGGTCAAAATAAAGTAGGTTTAAGTTCTGTTATTAAACTTAATGTGAAAACCCTATTATTAATTATAGGAATATTATATGGAGGATTATCAACAGTTGCAACCATTGGTTATTTCAATTTAAGAGCTGAAATTGAATTAGTACAAGAAGATACTAAGAACAAAATGAATGATGCAAAAAACGATGTTGAAGAAGAATTAGACGAATCGTTACATATTGTTAGAGATGATGTCAAAAGATTAATAAAGGAACAAGGTGATTTAAAAGGTGATATTAAAGTTTTACTTGAAAAAACAAGACAGATAAACACAACAATAGAATCTAATTCAGCAAGACCCGATGTAAATCATTTACCCACCATAGGTAATTAGTTTTTTTTAAAAATTTGGGTCAGATAATCTTAAATCATAGTTAGTAAAATTTTGAAACATTTTATTATCGGCTAATAACCTTCGTTTTACTGAATCTGAATCGTTTCTATTACTTAGTCTTTTTTTTCTAATTGATTCTTCTATATCTAGATAAATAATCATACTCGATTTTCTATCTTCCTTTGATAGATCATCAATAGATGGTGGTGTCATTATAAATACATCTGCTGTATTAAACTCTAATTTACTTGTACCATAAAACCACCCATTAAATTGTTTATATTCGAAAAATTTATTATTATCAATCATTTCTTGAAATTGTTCATCGGAACAAAAATAATATTCTTTTCCACATATTTCACCTGTTCTAGGTGGTCTAGTTGTAAATGATACACTAGAATTAAACCCCCTTTTAACAAAAATATCTTTAAGATAGTCTTTTCCAGAACCACCTTTACCAACAATGATAATTCTTTTGTTTATTGGTGCATCATTTCTAAATTCTTGTATCATATTGTTACCACTTAACTTCTATATTCAAATCTTTTAATATTAATTCTATCATTAAAATAGTTTCATTATTGTCAACAAAGTGACATTGCACTTCCTTTACTGAAACTCTATCTGGAATATTTATAATATCTTTTTCTTTGTTATAATCAGTAACTATTATTTTATAGTCACCTCTAAAAATTACATCTAAATCTTCCCTTAAATAATTGTAGACATTTACTAAACACCTAAAGGTATTGTGTTTTTCAGAATAATTAAAATTGTTATAAGTCATATCTTTATAATTGTATACTAATTAAATGATATTTTTACTATGAATCTTTATATATATGTCTGATTTATTTGTCTTTATTCTTTCTGTTATCTTGGCTAATAGTCTTTATTCTTTCTACTAAACTATTATTCTTTTACTCTTTATTCTTTCTAATATCTTGGCTAATAGTCTTTATTCTTTCTACTAAAAACAAATTCCCTAAGAGTACTAAGAGTATATATTCTCCCCAGAGAACTAATACAATTATTACATGCACATATCAAAAAAATATTTTATTTATTTTAATTATTTTTCAACAGGGGTGTTATTTATAATCATTACAAATAATAAATTTAATAAAAATACCATATAGAATAAAACATTTTTTCTATTTTTTAGATTAAATATATAAGTAATTACCAGAGTAGCTACAAAGTAATGAAAGTAAAATTAATAATTAATAATTAACAAAAAGTAAAAAAAGTAAAAATTATGGTAGACATATTTAATTTATCAGTAGATGATTTAGACAAAGACGAAAAAAAATCATTTACAAACAATGAGTTCAAACCGAACCCTAACGATTCAAAAGACAAAATTTATAGAGCACTAGTAAGACCGGTTTATTGGTTAGAAAATCCTAAAAAGTCTTTTATACCAAAAACAACCTTTTATTTTGATAAGACAGATGGAAACGATACGGGAAACAATTTCTTTGATTCTGCTTATTCTATCCAAGAAGAATGTTTAGCAATGAACACTTTCTTTGATTTAAAAAGAGAGGGTAAAACAGACGCGAGAGCAGAACAACTAGCAAAGGAAATAAAACCAAAGAGTTCTTATTTCTATCTTGTATTAGTAGAATCTGATGCAGTCAACCCAGAAAACGAAGGTAAACTTATGGTTTATAAAGCACCTATCCAAGTGCATAAAATCATTCAAGGTGCTATTAATGTATCTGATGAAGATAAGAAAATTGGAATCAAACCTTGTAATATATTTGACCCATTCAAAGGAAAATCGTTAAGATTGTCAATTGATGTTCTTGGTAAGAATTGGAATTATAATGGTACTGTATCTTTATCAGATAGTGGTCCTGTTAAATTTAATGGTGTCGAATTAACTGTTGACAAAAAAGATGAATTTGTTGAATTCCTTAAAGAGGGTAACGATTTACTGGAATCATATAAATACAAAAAAATGGACGACACAAGAATGAAATTGTTGTTATCTATTATTTCGGAAAAAACAGGTAAGAAATTTGGTGGTATTACACCCGTTAAAGTTGATACTGAGATTCAAATAGATGGTATAGAAGATGAAGATGACACACCAGATATTTTAAGTGAATTAACAGAAACTAAACAAAGTGTAACAGAAAACAAAGAAACTTCATCAAATGATGATGATGTTTTTGATGACATTCTAGAAGGTTTAGACGTTTAAATTTTATAATTTTTTATAAGGGGATAATTTTTAATTATCCCCTTTTTTTATAATCAAATATTTATGGTGGATTTAAGAAAAGATATTGAAAAAATAGTCGAAGATATTTTATATCATGCACATACTGATATAGAAAAAAGAAGATTAGTTAAAGATAAAACTGAACAATTAGAAATGGCTTGTCCTTGTTGTGGTGACTCTTTGACAAATTCATCTAAAAAAAGAGGTATTCTGTATTTAGACACTTTCAAATATTATTGTTGGAATGGTGATTGTGAAGCTAAATATTGGTCTATTTTTAAATTCTTTAAGTATTTTGGTAAACAACTAAAGAATTTAGAGCAAATATCAGAAATTAGTAAAGTAATAGAAAAATCAAAAAGACTTAGGAAACCAACTAAATTAGTAGATTCTAGTGAATATTTTGAATTTTTATATAACAACTCAGTTACTATAAACGAACTTGAAAAACACTATGGGTTGTTTACGAAAGATCAATGTAAATGGGGTGCTGATTTTTTACAAGGTAGATTATTACATAGGTTTGATGATAGGATTCGTTTTAGAAAAAATAACTATGGAAACAAAGAAGTTTGGGTACTTAATAAAATAGATGAAAATGATAAAGTAGTTGGATTACAAATAAAAAACTTAGATTTTGGTACTAAATATAGTACTAAAACTTTTACTACTTTAATAGAAGAAATGAATAAAAAAATTGAATACCCAAATGATAAAATATTTTTAGAAAAATTATCAACACTTTCTATAATTTTTAACATTTTCAACATAGACATCGAAAAAGAAGTAACGGTTTTCGAAGGACCTTTCGATTCTTTTTTTGTTCCTAATTCAGTAGCAACCGCGGGTGCTAGTAAATTAAAAAACTTTTTTGATGGTTTAGATAATATTAGATATTGGTTTGATAATGATAGTACCGGTAAAAATAGTACAATAGACAAAATAAAGAATAAAAATAAATGTTTTCTTTGGAAAAGGTTTTTTAATATTTCAACATTTAAAAATAAGAGGATAAAGGACTTAAATGAATTAGTAGTATATGTATATCAAAATAGAGAATATAAAGATACTATGAAATTAATTAAAGAATGTTTCAGTAAAAATAAATACGATATATATCATGTTTGATTTAGAATTTACAAAACCCATTAAGAAAAAAGTAGAAAAAAAAGGAAACAAACTATTATTAGATTTTGAAAAAACTATAATCATTCCACCTAAAGAAAACGATATAGTAATCGAATCTGAAAAAAATAAAGAGTCTACAAAAAAATCAAAAAGTATTAAAAAACCTATACCAAAAAAAGGTAAACAATTATTCTAATGAGTGAAGAAAAAGAATTAAACACTTCTGATAAACTAGATCAAGCATTTGCTAAAGAAAGACAAGATATTTCTGAATATATAAAAAATAATATTACAGATAAAATGAACAAAATTGAACACATTGCAGATGTTCAAGTCCATTTATTATCACAACGACAACGATTAGTAGATAGAGCTAATGAAATGAGAGCTTCTATAAGAAAAAAGAATAAAAACCTTCATGGAATAAAAAAACAAAAATATAGGTATTATAAGTTAGATTATGATATAAAATTAACCGATTATGAAATAAAAAATCATATTGAAGCTGACATAGAAGATTCTATCAATATCATAAAATTAATTGAAAATCAAGTCCTATATTATAAAGAAACAACAGAAACTTTAGACAAGTGTGTTTATATGATAAAATACTTAATAGAAGTTAAAAAGTATTTATCGGGTAATTTCTAATCGTTAAATATAATAGTACTAATTATAATACATAATGCGATTCGAAACATCACATAATAATAAAATATTAACTTTAGTTGATGCAACTACACTAGAAAGAAAACAGTTAAGTTTATCTTTAACTAAAAAATTAGAACATTATAATTTTTTACCTCCCGCAGTTAAAGCAAAGTGGAATGGTATTATTTCTTACTTTCACAAAGACAAATATGTTCCTATTGGGTTGTGGCAAGAATTAAAAACTATTGCTGAAACTTACAAATACCCTTTAGAAATTACTGGTTTAGGAGATGCTATCTTTTATAAAGATGTATCCAAAAAAGAATTTCAAGAATGGGTAGATGAAAAATTCTATGGTGCTACTAACAGTAAAGGAGAACCGTTTATACCCAGAGATTATCAAGTAGAAACCGCATATAAAATCTTAACTAATAAATTATCAATTAGTGAATTAACAACAGCCGCAGGAAAATCATTAATTATATTTATTTGTATTGTCTTTTTTCAAGAAAGGTCAATTAGTAATAAATTTTTGATGATAGTACCATCTATTGATCTAGTAATACAGGCATATGAAAATTTCCACGAATATAATAGTTTTCTATTAGCAGAAAATAGATTTCCTTTGAATATAAAACAAATTCATGGTGGTGAAAAGAAAGATTTTTTAGCTAAACAAAATATACACATAGGAACTTTTCAATCATTAGCAAAATTTCAAAATAATTACTTTGCATTATTCGATACTATAATAGTTGACGAAGCACACAGATCCAAGGCCACCAGTATAAAGGATTGTATCAGTAAATGTATAAATGCAGAAAGACGATTTGGATTAACCGGTACTATACCAAAACAAGGTACATTAGATAGTTTGACACTACAGGCTTATTTAGGACCAAAAGTGATGGAAATCAAAGCAAAAGAATTACAAGATAAAGGTGATATTGCACAAATTGATATTGCCATTGTTGAATTTATTTATCCAGAAGATATAAGAAAACGATTCGATGATATCAAAACCACTATGAAAGGTCAAGATAAAGGTAAACTTCTTAAAATAGAACAAGATTTTGTCATACAATATGAACCCAGAAAAGAAACAATAAGTAAAATAGTATCTAAAATAGAAAAAAATCAATTAGTTCTTTTTCACAGAAAATCACATGGTAAATTATTAAAAAATTATTTAGAAGAAAATACAGATAAAGAAATACATTTTATATATGGTGAAATAAAAACAGATGTCAGGTCTGATATAAAAACATTAATGAAATCTGGAAAAAACAAAGTATTAGTTGCTAGTTATGGTACTCTAGGAACAGGTCTGGATATAACTAACATACACAACATACATTTTACTGAATCTTTTAAATCAGATGTTATTGTTAGACAATCTATCGGTAGAGGATTAAGAAATCACAAAGACAAGGATAAATTAAGATTATATGATTATGTAGATTGTCTAAATTCCAAGGGTGATAACATGCTTAAAAATCATTCTAGAATACGAAAATCTATTTATAAAGATCAACAATTTAATTATATTATAAAAAAGGTTTCGTTGGGTTAAATACTTAATGAAACCTTTTTCTTATTATAGTTAAAAATCAAAGATTTTTTGAGAAAGAAAACTACATCATCTTTAGTGGTGTAGCTGAATTTCTCTATTATTCAAGTACAAATTAATCAATAATATTTTCTTGATTAAATAAAGAAAAAGGAACTATTATCGGATTCGTAGTCCTAAGTTCCTTTAAACTAAAATTTAATTATAGTATTTAATGCTCAAAGCAATTAAGGTACGTATTTATCCTAATAATACTCAACAAGAGTACCTAAGTAAACTATTTGGATGTAGTAGGTTTGTTTATAACAAAGCACTAGATTACAAAAAGACAGCTTATGAGCAAGACAAAACCAATATTTCCTATAATCAATTAAGTCAATACATTACTAACCTAAAGAAACAAGAAGATACTAGTTTCCTCAAAGAAGTACATAGTGTACCATTACAACAAAGTTTAAAAGATTTAGACCAAGCATATAAACATTTTTTTAAGGGTAAAGGATTTCCTAAGTTCAAGAATCGTCATGGTAAACAAAGCATAAGGTTTAATAATCAATTGGGTAAAAAGTTCATCAGTAGCAATAAGGTAAAACTTAATATACAATTAGCAAATATTATATTTAAGTGTTCTAAACGGGATATGAACTATTTGAATAAAGAAGATTTAATATATAAATCTGTAACAATTAGTAAAACTAAGACAAATAAATATTTTCTTAGTATATTAGTTGAAAGAGAGCACAAAGTGTTACCTAATAACCAAAACACAATAGGTATTGATTTAGGGATAAAGGATTTGATTATAACTTCTGATGGAGAAGTAACTAAGAACAATAAGTATATTAGGACTAACCAAAAGAAACTAAGCAAGTTGCAACGCAACCTGTCTAAGAA